TCCTGGGTGAGTTCGACTTCCTTGTACGGCGCCACTTCCCTTCGCTGCAGTTCCTGTCCGTTTGGAATGAAGGCGTTGAGGAGCGGCATCGCGGGATGAGCGTCGACAACATTAACGTTTTGTTCGTTGCCTGCATTTCTGCGATCGGCAATGAGCCCGTGCTCTCGCAGGCACCAGGGGAGGCGGTGCAGCCCGGTGAGCTGGAGGAGGGCGAGCTAACGGCCACCCATAAAGCTATTCGCGAAAAGATTCACGCTGCCGATGACAGCTACCGCATACGGTTCTTTACTGCCGTTCGGGCGCCGCTGCCTGTTTCTGTCTCTGCAACAGTCGCCACCAGCTACGACGAGGGCGTTGTTAAAGAGCAAATCCAGCAAGTCATGCTTGAAGAGTTTGGAGAGCAGGCCGACCAGTCGCGCCGCGGCAACAGCACCCCTCTTTACCAGCAGATTTATCAGCTATTACGCCAGAAAGTGCCAGCGCTAAACGTTGGGCGCGCCGATCTACGCGTTGAGATTAGCGACGAGGCTAGCGATACGCGTCCTGAGTTATGGCGTTACGTATCGCCGGATAGCCTTCAGGTCGTCGTCACTACAGGTAATGTGAGCGTGCCTTATTGGGGGTCTGGGTTTTGAGCACTGATCAGTTCGACTTCCCTGGGGCCGCACTTCCCGGCATCACTCCCCTAAAAGAAAGCCATGCAAACGGGCAAATTGAAGAGGAGCTAAAAGGGATTTTCGGCGAGCTTTTCTCGGCAATGGCTGAAGAAACGTTCGATGCCAGCGTTTTAGGTGCTCCACACCTCGGTAGCTTTGACCTGGTGCGACGCACGGTAAATCACGACGGCCTTGTATTGCTAAAAGGTGAGCGCGAAGAAGCGGCAACCCGCTACCTATATCGCGCTTGGAAGTCGGGCGATGTCCAGAAGCGCGGGCTTCACTTTCTGCGCACCTACCTGCAAATGCTGTTCCCTGGGCAGACTGAGGTTAAGCAGCTTTGGCACTACAAAGATGCCGATTATGGCCAAGGGTTTGTGTTGAATGAGCCACGAAACCCCTATTGGTACAACTTTCTAGGGTCGCCCGGGTTAAAGATTGATGGGTCATGGAAGCTGGGGCGCCCGCTTGTTCTGGATACTGAGGAGCCTCCCTATTACGAGCCAGAGACCAGCAACCTATTCTTGACCTCCCGCGTTGAGATATTACTAGGCCTTGAAGAGCTTGCGCGCTACTCCGAGGGTAACCGGCCTGCTACTACAGGCTTGATTGACATCATCCGAGCCGTCATACCCGCTCGATTAGTCCCGCTTTTCAAGTTCTGGCTGCGCTTCGTCATTGGCGTGGATATTAGCGCACGCAGCCACTTCCTGATGCAGAAACACTCCACCATCCGCTACCCATGGTGCGGGCGGGTTCTAACCGAAGATCCTGCGCGCAAGTGGTCTCTAGGCGTTGATGGCGAGGTGGTGAAGCTGCCCCAGCCGTTTGGATCTTTTCGTCTGGGCGAGGTTAGAGGCGGCAAAAGCGTTTGGCGTCTACGTAATTGCCGCACCGAAAGCGAGCTAACCATCGCCAAAGAGCCTGCTGAAGCCTCTGCCTATCGGCTGCCCAAGCTTGGCGAACAGGGCAGGCGCCTCGATGGAGGTTGGGCGCTAGGTCGCCGTCAGCTTGATGTTATGAGCTGGAAAGATGTCGAGAAGCATATCGATATTGATCAGCCCATCGACCTTGTGACGACGCTTCACCACCACATTCGCATGGATTACCCCGAAACACCCAAGAAGCTAGGCAGCGCCTGGCGGCTTAACGGCACTTGGCGCCTTGATGGTAGCCGCCAATTGGTGAATGCCTGGGCTGGCCAAAAGCTTGATGGCTTCCGCTTGGCGCGCAAGGGCGTGGTCGCTGAATCAACCGCACACCTGAACGTATCGGCAGCCTGTGGAGCAGCACCCGTGCGATTGCCAAGGCGGAAAACAGCAGCCGAAGGCGGGGATGGCATAGAACACACTTGGAGCCTGCCGTTGAACGGCCAATGGAAACTAGGCGGCATGGCGCCACCCGAGTTCAACATAACCATTACCCGAGTATGAGGTGAAGCATGGCCGAGGCCATCACAGTCAATGCGTATCGTCGCCGATTGGCGGCAGCGATGGCGGGCGGCCCGCCAGTTTCGCCCGCAGCCTATATGGCCTTCGGAGACGGTGGCCACAACACCGACCTAACAGCAAAGGCGCCGTCACGGGACCAGGAGTCTCTTAATAACGAGATTACTCGAAAGCCGCTACTGGATGTATCGCAAGAAGATCTTTACTCCATGACGGGGCGCGGACTGCTTGAAGCTGCCGATCTGGTGGGCGTGCCTGTCTCCGAGGCTGCATTAGTCGATGCCAATGGCGAGCTCATCGGTATCAAGAACTTCGCTCCGAAGGTGAAAGAGTCCGACGAGCGCTACGAAGTCAGCATCAAGCTACGATTCTAAGGAGCCGTCATGGCACTGCCAAAGTACCCTGTTAAAAAGATCCCCAATGACGAGCCGGATGCGGTTCCGTCACTCTTTAACCAGACCTATGAAGAGATCGATCAAAACCTGAATGCGCTGGATCTGCGCCAATTAAGCACTGAACAGACGTTAACCCAGGCGAAGGGTGACAAAAGCTCTCTCCCCGCGCGCCTAGACAGTATCCAGCAAGACATTGAAGGTATTCGTGGCGAAGACCCTATCGTCATGAGCGAAAAGATCGACGTCCTGGTTGAGCACGGTGCCCAGCAGATATTCACCGAGCATCGCGATCGCGTTGATGGCACGGCGATTACTAGCGCCGTATCAGGCGATGACTCCATGGACGTGGAAGCTACCGAGGGGCTTGTCGAGGGGCAGCATTACTTTATTGCCAGTGATGGCAGCTCGCAAATCGTGCGCATCCGCGAAATTCTCTCCGGCACGCGCATTACGCTAGAAGCAACGCTGACCTCTAACGTGCCAGGAGGCGCGGTATTGAGCCGTATTTCAGGCAGCGAGTTCGTGACTAACGATCTTGATAGTGCGCTGGTCGGCTATGGGGCAATGATCTTTGTTGTAGGCAGCGCCACTAGCGTGCGCGCCTGGATTAGCGGCGGATGGTCTGCTCTTGAGCAGCGCGGGGATGGATGGGTGGTGCCGGTAGGTATTCGCCGTTTTCGTGTTAGCGGCAATATCGAGCGGTTCGCGCTTATCTCCGCGCTGCCCATTAGCGCCCTTCGTCGCCCGAGCAACGTAAGCCCCTCCGATGGCGAGCCCGGCTTAACGACACAGCCTACGCTAGTAGGTTCAGGTTACTACGCGCTCTACGCGGTACCGCAAAAGCACCGCCGATTCCGGCTTTATAATGCGGCGGGCGAGATTATTCACGAAGCGACTGCTGAGCCCGTTGGTGCTGAGCCCGTTCTAAGCTATGACGTTCCTGCTGGCGTGCTGGATATCGAAGAGGTGGGGTCTTGGAATTATCAAGACGTTAGCTTGCTGGATGAAGAGGGCGCCTGGTCTGAGCGCACTTCATTTACTACGGCTAGCGTGTTCATTAAGGCGCCCACGATTCTTTCACCTGCTGATGGTGAAGTGGACGTTCAAGAGGCGCCCACGATCGAGCTAAGCGCCTTTGCGGTTGAGCCTAATACAGAATCAGATACCCATTCGCGCTCTGGTTACCGAATTCGCGACGAAGAGGGCAATGTTCTCTGGTCTACCCAAACATCTAGCTATCTGACTTCGATTCAGCCCCCGCAAGGGATCATGCAGGAAGGCGGGCGCGTCTACATCATTGATGCCCAGCAGGAAGGTCAGCTGTACGGCTGGTCTGCTTGGTCAGCCGTTGCCACCGTCACTACTGCGCAACGCTTTGCTGCCGATGTAGGCGAGGCGGGCGCGCAAGGTTTTGGCGTGGGTATTTATTCAGACGATTTGCCTGCTGGCTTTACGCCGCTTTCTGGCCACGATGACCCAGCCAGCGACAATTACGGCAACTATCAGTACAGCGACGGCTCAATCATGTGCTTTGTGCCCGCCTTTTATTATCGGTTCGGTCACACAAGCAGCCCCCGCTTTGCCACTTACGGTGCCAACGCCCTAGACATTCTAGGCATGGGCAGCTTTGCCGATCAGGACGCGGCAGCGCTTGAAGGTTACGCCCTACATCGCGCCTTTATCGATGGCGGCAGCACGAAGCAAGGCTTCTTTATCGACAAGTACCTTAACTCGAAGAACGGCAGCACGGCTGGCAAGTCAGTAAAGGGTGGCGTGCCTATCTCACTAACCACGTCGACCGGCTATACAAGCTCCAATGGTATGACCGGCTGCGAAGGCCAGCTATCTGACGCTGTGGTATTGAGCCGCGCGCGTGGCGCGATCTTCAACTGTGCTTCAGTCTTTATGTTCTCAGCCCTAGGGCTGCTCTCGCTGGCTCACGGCCAATCCTCTACGGCTAGCACGTTCTGCGCTTGGTACGACGCTGGCGGCACCACTAATTATCCGAAAGGCTGTAACGACAGCTTGTCAGATATCGATGATGGCAGCGTTAGTTTTGAGTCAGCGGGCGACTCTGGAACAGCTGACAAACCCAAAGCAGGTAGCGGCACACCGTTTGCCAAGACGACGCATAACGGCCAAGCGTGCGGTGTTGCGGATGTAAACGGCTCCATGTGGCAGCCTGCGCTAGGCATTACCACGCCAGGGTCAAACGCTACTTCTACTGGCGTAGTCTCAAACGGTGACTGCTATGTGCTTAAAGAGAGCGTGGAGCTCGCCAGCCTGACCGCTGGCTTTGGAGGCGCAACAGATGCATGGGGTAATGCTAGCAACCTAGCTACAAACTATGACGCTCAGGCGGGCATTCTTCCGTGGGGCAGTACTACCGGTGCGGCCTATCTTGGTAACGGTGAGAATCAAGTCTTTAACAGCAGCCCCGATGGGCAGGGCTGGCTGCGCACCGCCTGTGGCATTCCGACCGACACTGACGCCATTAACGCAACTGGCACCAATTTGTTTGGGCAAGACTACTGCTATCAGTACAACCGCGAGAATCTGTTTGTTCGATGTGCCGGCTATTGGAGCAACGCTTCGGGCGCCGGTGTCTTCTATCGCAATTGGTACAGCTACCGGTCGGGCTCGGACAACTACAGCGGGTTCCGCGCGGCGGCCTATGGATCGTGATTTGTGGGCGGCGCGGTAGCGTCGCTCTTTCACTTCTTCTTTATGGCCACTAAAACGCATCCTTCGTCCCAGATATTCAACAAGTGCCGGGAATTGATAAAGCTGCTTAATGTGCATCTAAATCACTTTCCCCGGCATGAGAAATTCGCCCTTTGCCAGGAGATCAGAAATGCCGTTTATGACGTTTACCAATTATTGGTAGAGCACCAAAAGAAGTATTACAACAAAACCACTCTCACAAAGCTGGATATTCGCCATGAGCAACTGCGAATGCTGGTGAATCTCTCTTTTGAGATGGGTTATTACGAATACAAAGACAATAAGCGCGGCCATTCAGAGGCCGAAGCGCAACGTCGATACACCGCCGCCTCAGTGCTTATTAATGAGCTGGGCGCGATGATCGGCAGCAGGATACGCAACGCCCGGGATAATCCGCGTGCTGCGAATGGGGTGACTGCTTAAATGCCTACTGTTTGTTCAATGTGCCGGCAATTGGAGCAACGCTTCGGGCGCCGGTGTCTTCAATCGCAATTGGAACAACAACCGGTCGAACTCGAACAACAACAACGGGTTCCGCGCGGCGGACTACGTTTCCATCCTGATATTCCATAAAGGAAATACTGGAGACATAGGGAGCCTGTCATCCCGCCATCTCGGCGAAATCTGCAGGCCAAGGTGTTCAAGTACGCAATGGAAAGTCCACATGCCTAAACGCTACGCCAATTTATTCGAAGAGTGCTTCACATTAGAAGCACTCTTTGCTGCATATCGATGTGCCCGCAAGGGAAAGCGCGGCACCCGCTCCGTGATGGAGTTTGAACGAAACCTGGGGGCCAATCTTCAGCAGCTACAGGATGAGCTGAAAGATTTTGACCCCGATGCTGATGAGCTCAGCTATCAGCTACAACCATACCGCCGCTTCATGGTGACAGAGCCTAAGGCGCGCGAGATCGCCGCGCCTGCGTTTCGAGACGTGGTGGTGCAGCACGCTATTTACGCGGTTATCTACCCCATCTTCGATAAGGGGTTTATTCATGACAGCTATGGATGTCGCGTAGGGAAGGGGACGCACCGCGCCAATGACCAGGCGCAACGCTTCTTAAGGCAAAGCCCCAAAGGTAGCCACGTGCTCCAGCTAGACATCCGGCGCTTTTATTACCGGATAGTGCGCAGCACGCTTCAACGCTTGCTTGAGCGGAAAATCAAAGACCGCCGCCTGGTTAAATTGATCATGATGTTTGCAGAGAGCGACGGTCGCTTTGGTGTGCCAATAGGCAATTTGCTGTCTCAGCTGCTGGCATTGATCTACCTGGACCCGCTTGACCAATTCATTAAGCGGACGATGAAGGTGAAGCGATACGTGCGTTATGTAGATGATTTTATCCTGTTTGGGCTAAGCCAGATGCAGGCGCACCGGTACAGGCACTTGATTGAGCTTTTCTTGTCGACGGAGCTTGGCCTGCAGCTTTCAAGGTGGACGGTCGCTCCGGCAGAGAAAGGGGTTAATTTTGTCGGCTTTCGCACCTGGCGTCGTACTCGCTACGTCAGAAAGCACAGCCTTTACCGGTTCTCGCGAAGCTTGAAGCGAGGAGACACTGCCAGCGTGACTAGCATCATGGGCAACGCTCTAAAAACGGCAACATTTGCCCACTTGTGCCGACGCGTCAAGGCCGAGCGGCCCGACCTGATACCCCAGCTACCCCTTTATCGTGAGGTGAAAGATGCCAGTCCTGTTCAAGTACCAGCGTAATGTTGAGACCGGTCCAAACGGCGCCGTTCTCGACTTCAAGAATTCAGACATTGAAGACGGCCCGCGCGCCACGTATCTGTGCGAAGTGGACGGCTGGCGTTATGTCAGCGTTCCGGATGGGCTTGAAATGCCCGATCAGCCTGAAGGCATTTCTTGGCAAGCGGTAGTAGAGCCCTCTGCTGCGCTAATGGAGCAGCTTAAGCGCGCACGTCCTGTGGCTATCGCTAAAGACGTGGTGCGTCGACGCATTGAGCTGGAAGTCGGGGATGTGCACGACATGGTAGCTGACTCTATGCGCCTGTGTGAGTTTGCGATTGCGCTCAGCGTACGCGTTAGCCATGAAGTGCTAACCGGCGAGCAAATGGACCCGGCGGTGCGTGAGGCGTATACCGATCGTGTCAGTACGGTCAAGAACGCTCTGGATAGTGGAGCCATTGTTCTGCGCAGCGACCTTGAGGATCCCACTCAAATGATGCAGCGCCTAATGACGCGCTACACGAAAATAAACGACCTTATTGCAGAGAGCTACAAACCGGCCGTAGACGAGCTCTTGCCTTAAATCACCGTAAACAACCACTGAAAGCGAGCCCTGCACGGCTCGCTTTTTGCTTTGCTAGGGAGCTGCAAAGTGATTCCGTGCACACAGATCTATTCGTCCTTATGTGACTACGACACCCTGGTAGCTTCGCTGTCGCTTCACGCAAGCCCTCATGAGTCAGCTGAACTAGCAGGAGAAATACAAAACGCCCTGATATGGGGAGACTACAACCATGGTTATTATGGCAGCGACACAAGCGCCGCGATCGAGGCGCACGTAGCTGGTGTGATTGCCGCCTCTGAAGCCATGCTGTTTCATGCCTACAGACCTGCACCGGTAAGTTCATGCTTTGTCTCTGCCGTTTCCGCACCAATTGAGTCTCTATGTTCTGTGGCCACTCCCGCCATGGTCAGCGCAGCCGTACTAAGCCGATCGGGCTGCCAGAGAACAGCAGAATTGATCGAAGGCATTGCTTCAGCCCACACCAATACAGCACCAAGTGGCGCTTTGTATGGCAGCCTGCCCTCCAATGAGCGCGCGTCACCACTGTTTGCGATGTCGGCGCTGGCCTTAACAGAGGACGCCATAATGTCGCCCGCGGTGACTTATATCCGACGTGGCACTGATGTCTTCTTCCTCTCTGATAACAGGTTCTCTTGCCATGATTCAGTCTGGAATTTTGTCAGGCTATTCGGGGGCGACATGGTAACGCTGCCCGCCGGGTAGTAGCACCTGGTTGTCAAACGCATCCATCTGGGCATCTGTCATGCCCAGCTCTAAAAGATCGAGGTAGTCGGCGTACCATTGCATCATCGTGCGCCGCTGCTTAAACCAAACAGCCTGGTTATAAGTTGCCTCAAGGCCGGGAAGGGCGTGCGCCAACTGCATTTCGCTCCAATCGCGCGGCCAGCCATGTTCCGACAGCAGCGTTTTGGCGGTATGTCGCGAGCCATGCCCTGTCATTATCCCGGCGTAGCCCATCCTGCTTAGGCATTTGTTAATACTGCCGACCGCTAAAACCGAGTTCTTACCACCAACCGCTAACTCTATAGGGCGCTTGCTGTTCCTGTTGGGGAAGACTTGGCCATCTTCGCCAGCCAAGGGCCGTATGTCTTTCAGTATCGCTACCACTTGGCGTGGAAGCGGGGTTATGTAGTCTCGCCGAGACTTCATTTTGTCCGCCTCCACATGCCAAACAGCTTCTTTGAGGTTGATCTCTGGCCAGTGCATCCAGCGCACCATGCCCGGTCTGCTGGCCAAGTAAAGGGTTATCCAGGAGGCGGCTTTTACCAGCGGGCCGCTACTGGTCTGGCGTAGGCTGCGCAAGAAGTCGGGCAACTGATCCTCTCTTAGAAACGGAAAGGGCGTTGACTTTTTGGGCGCTTTTGACGATATGCGCAAGCTGGCCGCAGGGTTCGCATCGCAACGATCTAGGGCGTGGGCGTAGTCAAAAATAGAGAGCAGCCAGATCCGGCATTTTTTGGCCCGGTTAAGCGCCCCTCGCTTTTCTATTCGGACTACCACGCGCGCGCAATCTGCCCTGGTTACTTTAGACACGGGGATTTTGCCGATGATTGGCAAAATATCGTTATCCAGCATTGTTCTGGCTTGGTATGCAGTGCCGGGAGTGAAGTGCCCCTCGCTAATGCGGTGCGCTAGCCAGGCGTTGGCCGTCACCTCAAACGGACCCATGCGACCTTCGCCGGTTCTCTCTTCACGACGCTTAAGGATAGGGTCTATGCCTTCAGCCACCTTATTGGCGACCTGCTGGGCTTCTGCTCTGGCTGCCTTGGCCGTAACGTCTGGATAGGTGCCGATACCCATCCATGCCCACTTTTCAGTGACAGGCTTTTTATAGCGAACTTCCCAGCGCTTCCTTCCGCTTGGCGCTACAACAAAGTAGAGTCTGTCCACGCCGTAGGATTCGCGGTACTCTTTTTCTTCCGGCTCTAGCTTTGAGAGCACGGTATCAGCAAGGGGTCTGCGCTTGATTGCACTGCGTTTCATAGGCTTCTTGTATGGCGACTGTTCTGTACCCGTTTATGGCCCCTTACCATACACGACACCATACAAAATGCGGCGGGTTGGTTTGGGTTCTCTTGGGTTCATAATACTAGCCAATCAGAGAGAAAACAGCCAGTTGATGTGCAAGGTGGTAGCTTATGGGTGCTTATGACTATCTAGTTATATGCCTGCTATGGGTCTACTACAGTTCACTAATATTGCTGTTTGGGGCGGCGTTCACCCGCTCACTGCTGTTACGCCGTGGCCGCCCGCTGATTCCGCGTAACAGTGCAGTGATTGTCAAACGTGAGTATGTTTAACACTCCGTTCAGAAGCGCCAAGGTAAGGAGGTAAGTATGAGTGATTGCTGTGTACGTGCCCT